AAAAAGCCTAAAGATGATTTAGCTCCAGAATAATCTGCATTTAAAAACATTCCATAAGGTGGGTCAGTAAACACTACATCAGCTTTATCGCCATTCATTAATTTATCAATAGCATCAACGCTAGTAGAATCGCCGCACATTAATCTATGATTGCCTAATAGGTATATGTCACCTAGCTTTGTTTTTGGTTCAATTGGTGTTTCAGGAACAGAATCCTCATCAGTTAAACCTTCAACTTGATCAGGCTTTAATATGTCCGCTAGTTCTTTATCGGCAAAGCCTGTAAGGTTTAAGTCAAAGCCTAAATCTTGTAAATCTTTTAGCTCAATAGCTAATAGGTTTGAATCCCAATCGGAGTTTAGTGCTAGTTTATTGTCTGCAATAATTAATGCTTTGCGTTGTTCTTTAGATAGATGTGCTAATTCAATGACAGGAACTTCAGTCATGCCTAGCTTTTTAGCCGCCATAATACGACCATGACCTGCAATAATTCCGTTATCGCCATCAACTAATATAGGATTAGTCCATCCAAACTCTTTAATTGAAGCTGCAATTTGTGCAACTTGATCGTCTGAATGTTTCCTAGAGTTGTTGATATACGGAATTAAGTCCGATAGCAACCTCTTTTCGATTTGCATTAGACTTTTGGTTCTTCAGGCAATGGTTCTGCTGGAGTAACTTCTACAGGAGTAGATTGTTCTTGCACTGGTAATGCTTGACCTTTGATTTTAGCTACTAAAGGTTCTGCAATTTCCATAGGAAGTTTATAAACACCTGCTAATACTAATTCTGCTTCTTTGATTTCAAGTTCCAACTTAATAGTGGCCATGATTTGCTCCTTGGTTAAAATGTGTAATATATATCACTTTTTTTGATTTAATTATTTAAATAACTATTACTTTTTCTTCTTTTTAGCTGCTTCACGCTTCTCGCTGTAGGCGATTGCAACTGCTTGCTTGATAGGCTTACCTGCTTTTACTTCTGTTTTGATATTTTCTTTAAACGCTTTAGCGCTTGTTGATTTCTTGAGTGGCATTATTTTACTCCTATTTAGTTAATCTGAACACTTCCAACGTTTTAATGATGCTTTTGCTCTCGGTGCATCGCCTTTTGCGTGTTTGACCACGCCTTTCATTCTTGCACAAAAACTATCTTTTCTTGGGCCGCCTTCAGGTTGTGGTGCTTTTAAATGTGATCCTGTGGCTTTATTGTAAGCTTTACGACCTGATTCAGTCATTCCAGCACCTTCTTTAGTGCTTAAATAATGACGGCCTTTACCTTTTGTTGTTTTGCTAATAGGGCTTGCCATTATTTTTTGCCTTTCTTTGCAGTTTTGGCTGATTGTTTGAAAGCTTCAGCAGTCGGTGCGCCTTTTGATCCTGGCTTTCTCATGTGTTCTTTGCTGCCATGCTTAATTCTTTCTTGTTTAGCATGAATATTTGCATATAAGCCTGGTTTAGTTGCCATTGTTTCTTCCTTATTTAAAATAATTAAAAACTTTATAGATTACAGCTAATGAAAATCCAATGGAAAATAGACAAAACAAGTAAAATAAACATTGTGCAATAGCTATTCCAATATCTAAAACTAATTTAGAGTCAAAAAACTCTTGTATTTTTGCTTTTAATAACCTAGTTTTATGATTATCTATCATTTTCTTCAATAAATGCTACATCTTGCCATGACATGATAAGAAACTTCTCACCATTATCCATGACAGGTTGAAATTTAAGATATTCGTCTTTACCCATAGTGCCAAATCTAATTTTGTCACCTACAGATACAGGCATAATATCATATTTACCTTCTTTAATCTTTTTACCAGGGCCAACTGCAACCACTACGCCTGTATTGTATTCTTCAGCGTAAACAAAGCCAGGTATTGCTGACTTATCTTCACGCTCTAATGGTTTTACTAAAATCTTGTCTGCAAAGGGTCTAATCATTTCTTTTTGCCTTTAGCTTTAGGTTCTTGTATGGGTTTAGGCTCAACAAATTCAATACTAATGCGTGATTCATCTTCAATGTATTCACCGCACCAATTGTTTTCGTGTTTATTTAATGCTTGAGGATAGCGATGGCACATTCCTAATACATCGCCAAAAGAAAAGAATTTACAAGACTTGCAAACTTCTTTAGAATTTAATACAGCCACTTATTACCTCCATTAATATTTGGTTAGAAACTCCCAATCAAGCTAGGGTTGATTGGGATTTCGTTTTATTACATACCGTCTTGTTCGTGTTCCATACGTTTATGGTCATAGCACTCATGTTCTCTAGCGCCACCTTTTAATTCACCTAAACGACCATCGTATTTACCAGCGTGTGAAGCTTCACGTAAGCCAAGTCCATCAGCTTTACCCATACCAACGCCACCTTTGATTGGTGCTTTTCTTTCGCCTGATGTGTCTGATGCTAAAACGCCTTTAGGCACTTTTTCACCTGATACGCCTGACTTAAATACTTCTTTATCTTCCATACCCATGATAATTTCCTTTTAATCTTAAATTTAGCTAAATTTTCACGAATTATTAGACTCGTGAGCTTTTATTTTAGCAGAAAATTGAGCCTTGAGTATCTTTATTTCGTCTATTGACCACTTTACTGTGGCATTATCAGATTCGAGTGTTTCAACAAGCTGTATTCCAATTTTTCTAATAAGTCCGAGTCGGTAGCGGATGAGGTTACCAGATAAATGGGTGTTACAGGCTGCACATTGTCTGTGGCAGTTATGCTCGTTAAATCGAAGGTGTCCTGCACTTCCAATGCTTCTGTAATGGCCTGCATGATATGATGAGGCACTTGTTGACCCACAACTAATACAACCGTCATTCTGATCCCTTAATCTTATATATTTATTAAATACTATTTGAGTTTCTTTTAACCAATCGGATCGGCTTTTTAATTTTAATTTAGCTTCTTTAACTTCTTTTTTGACGGTTTTAATTTTTTGATTCTTTGCAAATTCAATTGCACACTTCCATTGGCACACTAGCTGAAGCGGTTTTAAGGGTGTAAAGTATGCTTTACATATTTTACACTTCTTCTGTTTGATTGGCTTCACGAAATCTTATTCCTAAATCTGCACCATAAGCATATATTTGTTCCATGTAATTAATAAAACCCCATTTAGTAAGTTTAGAGGTTGATCCAATTAATATACGTTTGCCATCAGGAGTTTCTTCATATTTTCTATAACCCTCTTTAGTAAATTTAGGATCAGGAAAATCAGGTAAAAATTTTTCTTTAAAGTATTCATGCCATATTAAAGCTGAATATTGTCTGCCATGCACCCAAGCTTGTTGAGCAATGTCATTTAATGGGCCAGCCCACATCAAAGCATTTGCATTTAATGATCTTGCTTTTTGTTCCTCACGAATAATAACCTCTAAAGGTTTATCTAAATCAATCGGTGCATTTTGTATTGCATTTATTGCTGTGTCTATTTGTGTCTTTCCAACAAGACGAATAGTTTTAGCTAGGTATTCTGTTCTCATTTTGTCCTTTTCTCATAATCATCACGACAATCTAAATCGCAAAATCTTTTTTTGGATTTAGCTCCACAGTTTAGACAAACGCCAACTGATTTATAATTTGTATCATTATCTCTAACGTGCTTTATTGCAGCATTACGATATTGTTCCTCTAGCTCGCTGGCTCTGTCAAACTCATCCATGTTAGAACGGAATGTCTGATTCCATGTCATCAAAGTTTGTTTTAGGCGCAGGTGCAGATTCTTTGCCTCTTGGTTCAAACAATGAAACAATAATTGTGCTTCTATTATCAGGATTAGGCAAACCTGCTGGGTTAAATGTTCTATTCAATAAAATATACTTACGGCCATCTGATTCCATAACTGCGCCAATATTTTCATAAGTGCCTTTTATTGCACCTTCTTTGTTTGTATATTCGCCTGTCTTTACTGCTAAATCCATTAATTTTTTACTAGCCATTTTTATTTTCCTTTGTGGTTAAATTAAATAATACATATTTATTGCCTAATTGTCTTTTTAAGAATTGAACTGCAATGTTGCGTCTTTCTATGAATTCAATATCTTTTGTGGTAATAGGCAACTTCACTTCATAAAAGTTATTTAGTAACACGAATAACCTCCCCTGTAGATTTATCCAACTCATATTCATACATATCAGCTTCAGATAACTTTTGATTCTTAATGCGTTGGCCGAAAATTTTTTCAAAGTTCTCATCAAACTTTTTTTGATCTACTGATCTGTATGTATCACCTTTACCTGCTTCATGCGCCATATTTCCTCCTAAAATAATGGTTCAGCTTTAATTAAATCAAATACATTTTCTTTAGGCTGCTTGGGTAATCGTTTAATGATGTGATTAGGTTTATTTAAAATATAAAACAAAGCTTCATGCTTTGTTCTAAATTTTCTTATCGCTTCATTAAAGTCATCAATCACTACATAATTAAACATTAGTCCTCGCAGTTTCCGCCAATACATCTAGCGTTAACCAATGCAGCTTCCTCAATATCGGCTATTGCATCTTTGCCAATAAAGTCATCTGCTGCGGTTCTTAATCTATTGTATAGACTTTTTTCAACTTCAGTTACAGAAGTTTTCATAAGAAATCCTCTGTCCCTAGCATGATCTGTTATAACAGAGTTGACATAATCAGAAGGCTCTACACCCCATGATTCAACTTCGCTATATTTTTTGTCATCCAATTCAACTTCAATGATTACACTAAATCGTTTCATGTTTTACCTTTCTAATTAACTCTAACATCTCTGCTCGACCATGTTTCTTTTCGTATCGTTCAAGCATTGACCTTGCGTGTGGTTTATAAGCACGTCGTAGCCAGCGCACCCAACAACACTCGTTATTAAAATTAAAACGACCACGATTTTCATTGCATAATTCACAGTTCATTATTTCCCCATTGAATAGCCATTGCATCAGCTATTCCTTGGTATGTTTTACTTCTTAATTTCCATCTGTTTGGTCCAGGTGGTATTTTATGAATTTTTCCTTCTCGGCCTTCAACAATATTTGTTGGTTTTAATAATGGCAATCCTTTTAACCATAAAGACGTTGCTTTTGTTTCACCATGACCAAATTGCCATGGATGAATAATTTGATCAGGTTTTCTATAAACAGATGACATAATACATATTGGATTTTCTACAGCGATTTTATTAATTGGTGCATTTATCATTTTCATAAAAAAGTCTATGCCTTCTTGTTGTCTGCCATCTTTACGTTTTTCTTCAAAATATCTAGCTCCACTAACTGCTAAATGAGTGCAAGGTGGATGAGCAATCATCATATCCCAGCCATCATTGATAATATCCATAACGTCACCTTCATAATGTTTTCCTTGAATTTCTGTAGGCAATAAATCACAAGACCAAACATCATGCTGCCCCCCCCCTAAACGATTAAATGCTTCTCTAACTGTTCCACTAAATTCACAAGCTATTAATATTTTCATTTAATTCTTAATGCTTCTTTAGCAAATTTAATACCAATTTCATTTTTGTATCTGCCTTTTTCTGAATCATTTAATATTCGTCTAGCCCATGCTTTAGGATCAGCAGTTGGTCTACTTGCTATTTCACTTGCAACTCGTTTCATTCTGTCATGGTTATTTCTTATTTCTTGTTCAGTAAAATGCCTGGGTAAAGCTTTTACAAATTCTTTAGGTTCTTGCATCCTACAAATATCTAATATGTCAGATATGGTTGGCATAAACTTATTATTGTTTACATAACGATCAAAAGCTTTGGATACTATCATAAATTCATAGCGTTCTAGTTTGCTCCACCATATACGCAAAGTTTCACGATCCAAGTCAGGCCTTGAATAAATTGTAGTGACAGAGTGCATCATGTCTTTAAAACCAATCTTTTCTTGTTCTATCAAAATGCCTCCCTATTATCATTGCGTTGGTCTAAAAATCTATGTTGATTAAGATACGTGCTTGGGTTTGGTATATATTGCCCATTATTCTTAAACCATTGGTCGCTTTGTTTTTGCCATTTAAGTGTTTCTAATACAGTTTTTAAATCAGGTTTAACCTTATCCCAAGATTTTCTTGCAGCTTCTTTACCGACTTTTTTAGGATATGCCATCCAAAATAGATCAAAATCGGACAAGGGTTTTATATTGGTTATTGGTTTATGGTTAATGGTTATTGGTTTATGGTTAGCATTGGGTTCGCTATGCGTTCGCATACCATTCGCATTTTCCCAGCGAATTTTAGCAGATTTTGAAGCTGTCAAGGATTTTTTATTATATTCATTAATAACTAAATCACATCTTTTATGAACATAACCAACATCATTTTTGATAAAGAAATCCTGTAAAACATGAAATACAGCCTCCTTTTCCTCTAAACTTTTAGCATTAATAAGCCTACAAATCCTGTCTTGGTCTAATGGTAAAGGCGCTTCATTTAGGTAATATTGATCTAATAATTGCCTATAAACCCCATGTTCTAATAGCGATAGGTGCATGGTATCCTTGCGATAATCCGCTATATTATGTTGAAAATAGTGCATATAACCTCTATTGTTTAAATTTACGTTTTAAGAATATTTCAGGGTATTGAAGCTTGATTTTGGCTGGGATACCTCGCTTTTTCCATTGATAAACCTTAATTTCTTGGCTAATTCCTGACCAACCCAGGCGCTTACAAAGGGCTTTAGAACCGCCATAAAACTCAATAATTTCGCTATCTGTCATGTTTTTTCCTATAACTTTTTGTTAAATAGTTGTTGACATCATAATAACAAATAGTTAATAATGCAACTGTAGTTTTTAAATTTATGGAGGAAATTATGAAACGTGACTTTATCAAAGCTTGTATCTACGCTACTGCCACATTGGCTTACATGGGTTTGTGGCTTTATGTTTTATTCCCAATCTTAATCAAACATTTTGGAGCTTAATATGACTATCCAACAAGAATATGCTGAAGATTTAATTGATACTGACCCAGTAGAAGTTTTAGCCCATATGGACATGGAACAGCTAGCTGGCACGATTCGTGCTTTATATTGGGCTAATGAACGTGGCGATATGATTAGCGTTAATATTTTTGCCAAATCTATAAGTAATGCCTTTTTTGAGGAAGCGATGGGTATTACAGAAAAAAAGTTAAATGAAGCTAATGTTTATCAAGGCCCTTTTGACCAAATGTATGACATGGGCCATTCACATGGGGACTTTCTATGATTAACTATATTAGAGATGTCATATTTTTATATTCAAAAGGTTTTAGATTTAAAAAAGCAATAACACTAGCAAAACAATTAAGGAGCGGTAGATGATTACTTTTAACGAATTAAAAAAGATCAACGTCAACGAGCATACAGAAAAGAAAGGATCACTAACCTATCTTTCTTGGGCATGGGCAGTCGATCAATTATTATCCAATGATCCACAAGCCACATGGGAATATAAAGAGCCACGTCAATTTGGCGATACTTTAATGGTATTTTGTTCTGTCACAGCTTTTGGTAAAACTATGACAGCTCAACTTCCTGTATTAGATTATAAGAATAAAGCTGTAATGAATCCTGACGCTATGGCAGTTAATACTGCTATGCAACGTTGTTTAGCCAAAGCTATCGCTTTACATGGTATTGGTCTTTATATATACGCTGGCGAGGATTTACCACAATCTGAACCTACAACTTCAGATGAATTAGAAGAAGCTATTAAAGAAATTAATAAAGCTGAATCTATTGAGGAATTAATGGCTATATATAAACAACACGCAAACTTTGACCAGGCGTCATTAGCAAAGTTAAAGAAGTATTTATCTGATCGTAAACTTGAACTAGGGGAATAATATGAACCAGCAAGAACGCTTAACCGAGTATTTAGAAAAGCATGGCAAGATTGATCCATTAAAAGCATGGACTCAATTAGGCATATATAGATTAGCCGATACTGTTTTTAACTTACGCAAAAAAGGTTATGAAATAACAACCACCAATAAAAAAGTTAAGAATAAATTTAAAGAAGTTTGCGTAGTGGCTGAATATAAATTGGAAGGAACAAACAATGTCTGAAATCATACAAGGAACGCCTGAATGGCTACAATTAAGATTAGGCCATGTAACTGCGTCACGAGTTGCAGATATTTTAGCTAAAACTAAAACAGGCCCTAGCGCTAGTCGACAAAATTATTTAATTGAGTTGGCTATTCAACGAGTCACAGGCGTTGTTGAGGAATCATATAAAAATGAAGCAATGCAACATGGTTCTGAAAAAGAGCCATTGGCACGTCAGGCATATGAGTTAATTACTGAAAATTTTGTTGAAGAAGTTTCATTTATAAAACATAAAACAATTGAATGGTATGGCGCATCACCTGACGGAGTTATTCATATTGAAAAAAATGCTGGCAGAATGGGATTGGTTGAAATAAAAAATCCGTTTAGTAGCGCTGTTCATTGGTCATACATAAAAGCAGATGAACCACCAACAAAATATAAAATTCAAATGATGGCTCAAATGTCTTGCACAGGAGCTGAATGGGTAGATTTTTTTAGTTACGATGATAGATTTCCAGAGGGCAGCAGGCATTTTCTTAAACGCATGATGCGTGACAATAAATTTATTGAAGAAATGGAAAAAGAAGTAAAAACGTTTTTAGATGAAGTAGCCAAGGAAGTTAGGCTTATGGAAGCTAGACAATAGTGAAAAATGGTATAATACAACTTGGCAATAACACAGGGGGGTCATTTATGATCGACCAGGCACTTCTTTGTCTTGCGCAAACTATCTATATGGAAAGTAGCGTAGAACAAAAAGAAGCACAAATCGGTGTTGGCTATGTCCTTATGCGTAGAGCTGACTTTGATCCAAAGCAGGTGTGTAATGAAATGAGAAAACCTTATCAGTTTTCTTGGTATGGAAAAGTAAAACCACCTGAACCTAAAGAAATCAAACCATACTTTCTTGATCTTGCATGGCGCATCATGCACAAGTTAGAGCCTGATTATTCTAAAGGTGCAACTAACTTCCACGATAATTCAATCTCAAAACCTCAATCATGGTTCAAATTAAAAAAGACTGTTCAATGGTCGCACATGATTTTCTACAAAATGGAGGAAACAAAATATGCTCAATATTGAGTTATATACCAAACAGCTTAATGGATTAGATATTCAATCCATGATAAAAGAAACAAAATTAAAAGAACCTCAACCTGATATTACCCTAGATTATTATGTTTATCGTGGTAAAAAAGGTTATGCAAGTTTTATATCTGCTAACAATAAAGAACGTCAAAGAGGATGCAATTTGCAATTAATATTTGACGGCGAAACAAATTTGCTAAAGAATGTCAAATTTATTGAAATTAAACATAAGGAAAACCAATGGAAGAAATAACAGACTTTGTAGTAAAAGTTTTAATTATTTTAGGTGGTCTAGGTTTATTGTTTGGCGCTTTTTTTATAATTGAACTTCTGTTTAGGAATCATGTATGCCATTAAATCGCGAACAATTATTAGAGGCGGTTGAAGCTTTTAATAAAACAGGCAGCGAAACTAAAGCCGCAGAGCTGTTAGGTATTAAACGAGCTTGTTTACAAGGAAGATTAAAAGCAGCAAAGTTAGCAAATCTATATACAGCTTTACCACCTGAAACACAACTCCCACCTGAAGTAGCCTTAAAAGATAAAATAAGAACCCTAGAAGCACAAATAGCTTCATTCAATCGTGACGTATTAAGTGAAAATTATGTTAAGACTAAAATCCTTAAAATGTCAGAAAAGAAGCCTTCACCACCTAGCTGGTTATTAAAACCAGGATCAAGTAAATCAGCGCCAGGCGTTCCTACATTATTTGCATCCGATTGGCATTGGGGTGAAAATGTAGACCCTAACCAAGTTAATAATGTCAATTCCTACAACATGAAAATAGCACATAAACGTGCTAAAAAGATGATTGAAGTGGCTATTGACCTATTAAACAATCACATGGTTAATCCAAAGTATCCAGGTATTGTATTTGCTTTAGGCGGTGATATGGTGTCAGGCGATATACATGAAGAACTTATGGCTACCAATGACGCAGAAATTATGCCTGTGGTTATAGACCTATTCGGTGTGCTAATTTGGTGCATAGAAACGCTTGCTGATCGTTTTGGCAAAGTATTTGTGCCATGCGTAGGCGGTAATCATGGTAGAAATACCCATAAAATACGAAATAAGGGTAGAAACTTTACATCTTTTGATTGGCTAACCTATCAATTCCTAGCTAAACACTTTGAATCTGATAGCCGAGTATCGTTCCATATTCCTGATGGCCCTGACGCGTTATACGCGATTTATAATCATAAGTATCTATTGACCCATGGCGATCAATTTCGTGGCGGAGATGGCGTTATTGGAGCTTTAGGCCCTATTATTAGAGGTGACCATAAGAAACGGTCTAGAAACGCCCAAATTGATATGGAATATGACACTATGATAATTGGTCATTTTCATCAATTAATACAATTAGAACGACTTATTGTAAATGGATCGCTAAAAGGGTATTGTGAATATGCCTACAGCAACAATTTTGGTTTTGAACCCCCTAGACAAGCTTTATGGATAACCCACCCTTATCATGGTATTACTTTCTCAATGCCTGTTAATGTGGATGTATCCTTTGAAAACTCTGATAAGTCAGAATGGGTAAGCTGGAAAGGTTAATATTAACTAATTAGGGGAATTTCTTATGTCGCTGCTCACCCCTGAATATTTAGCTAAACTTTATACTACGTTTGCTAAATTGCCGCCATTTGATAAATATGCTTTACCAAGCGCAAGTGCTATTGAATGGAAAGTCATTAAAGACAAAAGGGTATGTGGTTATTTTCATGCAGACCCATTAAAAATAGAAATATCTAGTAGTTATTGCAAAAAGTTCAGAATATTATCTGAAACTATATTGCATGAGATGATCCATTTAGTTTTATATCATTGTAAAAAATATGAGCATTATGATGAACATAAGCTTGAATTTTATAAATTAGCAGTAGAAGTATGCAAAGTGTATGGGTTTGAAATAAGAAAACTTTAATGGAGGAAGTTATGGAAGTAGATCAAATATTAGAAGATAGAGAAGTAACCCATGGCGATTTTGAAATGAAAGCTATGTGGATTCAAGAAATCATGGAAAATTTAGTGGGTTTATATTCTTATCAAAAAATGGAAGCAGATAAGAAAGAAGCTATCCACATGATCCTAGTTAAATTAAGCAGAATTTTATATGGCAACCATGACCATAAAGATCATTGGGATGACATTGCTGGATATGCTCAATTAGTATCTGAACGTCTTAAAAATAAATAATGATTTTACTGATGGATATGTATATAAATGAGCATAATATAAACATATACACAATAACGTGTATATAAAATAGCAAAATATAAACATATAGGAGAATATTATGTGGACAACCCCATCAGCAACTGAAATGAGATTTGGTTTTGAAGTAACAATGTATGTAATGAATAAATAGTTATAGGGTAGGGCGCAGATTTAATAGTTATTACATGACAAAGAGAAAGCCACAAAATCTTCGCCTTACAATATCCTCTGATGGTGGCTTGACCGCCCTAAATATTTACCAATAGCAAATAGCGTATTCTATAGCCAAACGTAAAGGCAGGCTGATAATACAAAGAAGGCACATAATAGTGACAAGCGCAACAGATACAAAAACCATTTCATCCATTATTCAGAACGCATATTAGGTAATGGATGTGCTTTTAAAAGATCAGTTTTTTCGTGAGCTTTTAATTCTTTTTCCAATTCCATTACTTTAGCACGTTCTTTTTTCCATTCGCGTTCTACAACGTAATGTTTGCCTTCTGAACGAATAGCTGGCTTTTCAGCTTTGTAGGTAGGTTTAGTTGCCATAATGTCTTGTTCCTTGTTTATCAATAATTAATTGTTCTAATCTTGGTTCTTTGCCTTCTTCAGCGAATCCAATGTGACACCATCTATCATACTCCAAAATGACTTGATCGTATTGAATACCACTAGAAATAATAGCGTTAACAATGTCCACAGGGCTACCAAAAGCAGGGCAAATAATGTCAGCAGCCAATCCCCTAACGTGTGCAGAAGTCGGCTTACTTCCCAACATTCCATTAACAAGTAGGCAACGATAAGCGCTATTAATATGTATAGGATGTCCAAGTAAACGCCTCACACTTTCTAAATTTAATGCCAATGTCTTTAAATTATCTAATACTTTAGGGTCAGTTGGCGTATTGTCAATGCCATTACGGTCAGCTATTTCTGACGCGTAAAGTTCCTCAAAAGTAAAATGTTCAGTTATATTCATTCTTCAGATTGCGCTTGTTTAGTAGGTGTTGAATGATAAAGCATTTGATCTTTTATTTGACTGCCATGAGATGAGCCAAAATAAAAAGATATAACGCCTGTCCAAGCAGTTCCTAAAGAACCTAACATAATCATTAAAGCATTGTTTGACGGATCAACTTTATTAAAAAATAATAAAATTAAAATACCAAAAAATCCAACAGTCGTAATTGCAGCCAATATAGCTGGAATATTTGACTTTGTAGCCATTTCCATATTACGAGCAGATACAGAATCAGCCACTTCTATTTTAGCAAAGTCAAGGCCTAATTCTTGTGCTTGACGTTGTAATTCTAATTCGGCTAATTTAACTTGTGCAATTTGATC